CCAATCAAAATTAGGGTAATTTTCAGTTAAGATTTCAAGTATGCTTCCCATCATTCAAGCCTCCTTACATCAACGAATGTCCTTGTTTCGGGGCCAGCAAGCAAACCTCCGACTTCATAAGTGCGCCCACTAACAAAAACACTGAAGAAAACTTGAGTACCTGTTGTCAAATAAACGGTTGACACACCGCTTCCCGAATACCTGTCAATATAGACCGTTCTGTTTCGGAACGACAAAATATCACCTGTAAGCGAAACGGTGGATGAAATCGTAAGCCGATAATCAATAGTAGTGCCTCCCGATATGGCCGCTAAAAAACCTGCAAAGGTGAATTGATACAGTCCATCTGCATTGATAATGAGATGGTCGGGAGTGATTGGGTCAAAACTGAAATCAGTTATGGCCGCAGGGTCGTATTGTTCGTATAGCAAACCCGAACCCGAACCCCCAAACGGGCCGAAGGATAATTGTGTAGTCGCCCCATCAGAAAGGCCCGTTAAGGAGGCATCAAGAACAAACTTTTGATATTGACCTGTGATTGAACCAGCAGAAGCGAGAGCGGTGTCAATTCCTGCAAGGTGACCTTCAACCGTTGAAGCGGTAGGAGTGTAGTTTGTTGCACTTGCAGCGGCGGTGATTTCTCCATCGTCATAATCTCCCGATGTAGCAACAACCGCACCTGTCCTTCCGAACACAGATGACACACTTTCGCTTTGCAGAGCGGTATCGGCCAATGCGCCTTGAGCCGCCGTAGCGTAGTTATTAGAGTCAAATGCCTTCACATCATCAATGCTGGTCAATTCATCATCCATGAGCGCACCAGCCGCTCGCACGCTGGCGGTGTCGGTCACATCTGCATTTGTGTCAATAGTGCCAAGTTTGGTTTGCTCGGCATCCGTGAAGGCATTGGTGTTAGCGTTGTTCTCGTAAGCCGTCTTAATCTCGCCGTCCGTTTGGTCAGCCGTTGCGTTTGTTTCAATACCAGCAAGTTTGCTAATGTCAGTCGCCGTTGTGAACTTGTTTGTCGTTGAAGTGTCATCTATGTCGTCAGCGTCCAGTACAACAGCACCCGTAGCCGTGTTCACGCTTTGTACAGGAGCGGCGGCAGAAGCGGCGGCGGCATCAATAAAACCTGCATCGTTGGTGAGTTCGCTGATGTCATCACCTGCACGCATGACAGCAACGCTACCCTGCTGGATGCGACTGTCTGTGGTCTTAATCCACAGTGTGTTGTCGTTTGGAGGACTCCCCGGCTCAGGATTGGTCGCTTGCGGGTCTAACACAAGCCCCGTAGGGTCAATCAATCCAGTGACAGTTAATTTACCATCAATCGTTAGTTCACCTGCAACAGCATCCCATGAAAGGTCAGCATCACTGGTAAATCCTCCTGCACCATCGGAGATTTGGATAAGTCCACTTGCGCCGTGGCCGTTAGGTGAGATTGCACCGCTGGCGAGCATGACATTCTTCCATGCACTACCCGTGTACACGAACAGGCCCGACTCTTTGCCCTGCAACACGATACCAATACCAGCGTTGTCAAAGGTGATTGAGTTCGCACCATGAGCCGCTTCGTTGGTAACGAACACTTTGTGACCGGGCGGGAATGTACCGCTTGGGTTGAATTGGATAGCGGTAGAGGGGTTAAGAACGAACACCTGCCCCTCGTTGAAAGTGAAGGTGGTGGTCGCACTGGGTGAGGCCGATACATACCCAACGGGGCCAAGGACATGGGTATGCCTGTCGTCATTTGAATCGTTTGCTGAGTAATACAAAATGGCATCGCCGTCGCTGTTGTACGATTGCCATAATGCACCGAGTCGGCTGGTTGCAAAGTCGCCATTATCAGTATGCAACGCATCAAGCGCAGTGTGTGAATCAACCGCCGTTTTGTTGCCTACTGTACCTGTAGTAACAGGGGTGAGGTACATGGGGTTGGGACGCACGAACACACGCTTGTCGTTACTTTCAGCGATACTCAAGTTCATGTCGCCGCCCGATGCTGAGTACACGACACGAATAACCGCAAGCACCACGCTTTGCTTCACTGCTAAGCCACTCTTTGGGTCACTGAGAAATGCTGAAGGAGTTGTAGGGTAAGTGTTAGAAGCGGTCGTGACTGGCGTACCAATTTCCCATGTAATACAATGGTTACTTGCATTGTCCGATGAAACATAAACGACAATCAACGCTTCTTCTCCCGCACTCAAATAGCCGCTTGCGTATGAGGCACGAGCGTGTTGGCTGGTAGTCGTGAACTCAACTTCTTGTGAACTACCCGGCCCACCTGCAAACTTGTACAACACACCATCAAGAATGGCGTGCCCTCCTTGAATGTTGATTTTATACGGAAGCGAAACCTGCTCACAAACACCGGGTAGGTCTTCGGGGGTGTTACGATTGCTCGCCGTTGTAGCGGTGTCCTCTTCCAACAGAATACCGTTACCGTGTACACCCTCAAGCATGTTAGTCAACGAAGGGCTGGTGATGTGTTCGCCGTCCTCCAAACTGTCTGTAAAGACCCCGCTACCCGTCATGGATGCTTGGTTTGCCGCTGTGTGTCCCGATAGTGGATTGCCTGTCATTCTTGTTCCCTCAATACTACTGCTGGAATGTGTTCTTTACCTGCAAGAAAATGTGCCGATGTTCTGTGATGTCCGTCAATAACATATTCATTACCGTGACGGTCAATATAAACAACAATTGGATTATCCATTAAATCTCCACTCATGTATTTTTTTGCATTCTCCACTCCTTCTCGTCCATATCGGCCTCTCAATCCTTGATGTAAAGCCTTTTCATTGTACATAGAAGCATATGGTAGTGGATATTTGGGATGCCAAGTTTCAACATGTTGGTCATCATTGAACGAGTCAAGTGTTTGTTCATCAGCCCCCATAGCCTCTAAATGTTCGTAAGCATCTTCTTCGTTATAATCGTAGGGAGGTATTTCTTGCTTTAACAACAACCATGCGGCATCCATAGCGTTCATCATGCCACCTCAATTGCAATTTGGATTTTGAGTTCATTTGCTGATGATTTAGTTATGGGTGAAATCGTGTACCGTGCCACGGGCGTGAACTCGCTTGTGTCACGGAATTGGATGTACACTTCCTTGATTTGGTCAGCAAATGTCGTATCGTAGGGCAGTTTAGCCTCAACGAGCAGGGAGGTGTCATCAACTACCGTGATGGTGGGGGTGAGGGTAACAGCAGGGCGACCCGCCGAGCCATCGTCTGTGGTGGCTGGTGTGCCGTCAAAGCCCAAAATGACCTCGTTGATGTTGCTGGCGAGCGTGTCAAGCAGAAGACGCCGCATGTAGTCACTAATCGGCATAGATGTTCCTCCGCTCCCTCGTCTTGTTCACACCGATGGGCAAGCCGTTCTTGCCGATTTTGCCTCTATCGTGCGTTCCCTTCACACCACCGATGAGGTATGCCGTGTTAAATACTCCTCTTTCTTTAACCACCGATACGATACGCAATTCTACCTTGCCGAACAAGGCCAAGTTCTGTTCTACCACCTGTACATAGGTGGCGGGATTGCTGTCGTTTGCACCCACGCTACTGCCTTCGGCCACGCCCTGTAGGATGCCTTCAATACCCGTGTCAAGGTTCATCATCGTAAGGTCGCTCATGTTCTTCATCGGCATGTGTTTGATTTCCGTGACGACCTTGTTGCCGCCGTCATACTTGACCGTCATACCGGGACGCAGGTTGAGCAGGTTGAGGTGGCCACCACTGGATATGGAGCCACGGATGAGCGAGCGTGATTTGAGTACCTGTCGTGCGACACGACGGGCGGCGTTGGTGGTGCGGGCGGTGTTGTCCACGATAGGTGCGCTGTCCTCCCGCACTTCCTCTACCTGTCCTTCTACATCGTCCACCGTGACAATCACCAAGTCATTGAGAGCCAACGGCTGGCCTTGCACAGTGACACGGTTGGAGATGTTCTCAATCGGGTTATCGGTCTTGGCACCGAATCGCAAGTTCTTGTCCACGAACACGCTTGCCTCGCTGAATGTGATGGGGATGTACAGCAGGTTGCCAAAGCGGTCAAGCAGGAGCATACGGCTGTCGTGACGGCCAAGGAATCGCAGGGCGGTCATGAGGTTCATGTTGTTGAAGTCTTGACCCACGAAGCGTGTGCTGTGCTTGCGTGCTGATGATGCGGTGACATTCTGTGGGCGTGAGATGTTCACGCTGGTTGCGCCGCTGTTGATGGACTCGCCAAGACGCACAGCCAAGTCTGTGGTACGCAGGCCCACATCTACAGGCTGGCCGAGTTTGACGGTGCGACCAGTGAAACCGATACCGTCCAGCGTTTTGCCCTTCATGTTGCGTAGGTTCACCAGCACACCAAACGATGATGATTCAACCGTGTGCGGCAATAGGCGTTGCGCTGATGCGTCTGCGTTGTAGATGAGCATGGGGCTGTTGGTGCTGGAAATTAAATCATCAGCAAAGAAAGGGGCAGTATTGAGTGAATGGCCGGGGGTGTTGTTATGCGACAACTGGATGTACGATTCGCCCTCAAGGATGCGGTAATTGCGTTGCGGCATCACTTGTAAATTACGAGTGTTTTTCTTCTCTACCGTGACCTTAGCCTTGTTTGCCTTCTGCACGCTTATGCGACCGTGATGAATGGCGTTGTCCACGAATACAGGCTTACGCACATGGGTCATGACCTCATCTGCGTCAGTGCTGTACCGACCAGTCCTTGTGTTCTTGAGGACGGTCATTGCGA